CCGATCTGGGGGGCGGGCAAACTTTACTCCTCAGAATGTTCAATCGATTAGGATTGAAACCAAAGGCAACAACTTTCAACCTGGATTAGATTTGTGGTTTGCTGATAAACAGTTTGGAGCCTTTCTGCCTGGCAGGGTCAAAGAGATCCGGCAAAACGCAGGCAATTATGGTAACCTGGTTATCGTTGAATCCACTGATCCAGAAACTGGAGACAGGATTGATGTCCTGTATTCTCACCTTGATAACATCAATGTTCGGGAAGGTCAACGCATTAACGTTGGCACCGTCATTGGTAAACAGGGTGGAACTGGAAGAGTTAGTTCCCAAGATGGAACCATTGCCAGCGTAGACTTCCTGACTCCAGCTCCAAGAGGCAGCAATGCCATGACTCCATATCCGAAATGGAAAAGGCTGGCAGAACGAATCAAGACTCGGATTGAATCTGGTTCACTTTAAGATCTAATGGTAGGAGGGTGATGCGTCACTCTCCATTTTTTTTACCGTCAACCCTTATCCCTGCGGGGAACCTTATTATAAGCCATGCCTACTACTTGGAGAGAGTTTGGCAACCAGGGTGTCCAAGATCCTCTGGAACGCCTCAAGAAAAACGAAGAGGAGCGGAAGCGTCAAGAACAACAACGCAAAGCTCAGGAGCTTAAGAGTAAGCAACAAGAAGAGTCCGCTCGTACTCGCAATCCACTTCAACCCATCTTTGACGCTGTTCAACAGCTGCCTGGAGTCAAAGAAGGCATCAACATTTACCAACAGGCATCCGAAGCACAGGAAAAGGCTGTCCCCCAAGAAAAGGCATTTAGGGAGGCAAGCCGTGCCGTTATCAAGACTCCTGTCAATCTCATTGAAGGGGTCCTCAATACCGGAGAGCTGATCAAGGACACCGTTACCAGCCCAACTCAAAAGGATCCTACCAAGAACCCATTCGATAAGCGGTACGTTCAGGCCGTTTATGACTTCAAGGTTCAAGGCCCAAAGACTCCGGTTGGTAAGCTGGCAGAAGGTGTTCTGACCTTTGCAACGGGCATGTCTGCTGCGGCAAAGGTTCTACCATCGGCAGCCCTCAAGCTTGGTACAAAGGGCGTTGGCCTCAAAGGAGCCATTGCTTCCGGCATCATTCCTGGTGCGGTGGCAGACTTCATGCTGGCCAAACCAGACGATGGCAACCTGAGCAACCTTGTTCAGAACCTTGTTCCGGAGGAGTATCGTGACTCCTTTATGTTTGCTCTTGCCTCGGATAAGAGCGACAACCCTTGGCAGGCACGCCTTAAAACGGTCCTGGAGGGCGGTGTTACCGGTGCTGCGGGTGATTCCCTTGCCTGGATGCTGGTAGGCCGTAGGGCCGCACAGAGTGCTCGCAAGGCAGGCAAAACAAAGGAACAGGCCCTCGTTGAAGGCCTCAAGGCTGCTGAGAATGCCAAGCAGACTGCCGATCAAAACAACGTTCGTACCACTCGCAAGGAAGCCTCTCGTTGGTCTGATGCTCAACAGAAGGAGGTCAACAACCTTCTGGAAAAGGAGCAGAAGCTGCTTGAGCAGGAACAGACCATGCGTTCGGCTGGTTTGACAGATGAAGATCCACAGCTTCAAGGCGTCGTAAGGGACCTTGAGGATGTGCGTCTCAGTCAAGCACAGCTGGATGATGAGATCATTCGTGGTTATGATCCGGATGATCCGGGTTTGATGCCGCATGAGCGTGCTGCCTACAAAGAAGAGGTCGATGTCAATCAGGCCGTAAGGCAACAGCTTGAGGTAGAGAATGGTCCTATTCCAAGTGCTGCTAGGAATGCTGATGTTCCCTCAGACTTCAGGGCCAACAGTGCTGCCCATGGTGGCTCTGATCACATCCTTACTGATGCTGCCTATCGTATCCTAAATCTGGACGATGAGGTGGAACAGTATGTGCGTCAGACCACACGTCGTACTGATCTTCAGAACCTTGCCAAGAGTCTTGGTCGGTCTACTGATAGCATTGTTCGTGATGCTGCTAGGATCGTTCAAGACGTAAGAGATGCAACCCGCACCTGGAATGAACCCACCGACAACGTTACGGATCTTCTGAAGCAATCAGGAGCCATGATGAAGGTCAGTGGTGCCACCGATGGTACGTCTGGAGACATCCTTACCAGAGAAGGTGTTGTGGCCCTCAAGGCCCTGATCACTGACACCAGCAACCAAATCTTTGAGCTGGCCCTCAATGCCGACAAGGCCCTTGAGGCACGTCTTGCTGGAGGCAATCAGTTTGATCGGATGGTTGATCGGCTTGTGACGATGCTTGGTCTTCATAAGCAGGCCGCTGTGTTTCACGGTGGAGGCCTTCAAGCCTTTGGGTTGGATCTGATGAGTGGAGCCAACGTCAGGGCAGATGCTGCCGATGACAGCGTTGAACTTACCATGCGTCAAGCCAAAGAGTGGGCAGCCAAGGTCAAGGAACTCAAGAGGATTGGTGATCCAGAAGCACAGGAACAGCTGGAGAAGCTGGTAAGGGCGATGGCTCTTGCTGGTGGTAATCCTACCAAAGCAGTCAACTTCACCTACATCGCAGCCAAGCTTGGTGTGGATGAGTTGATGAATGGCATGTATAACTCCATTCTGTCTGGACCCATTACCCACCTCCGTAACGTCATTGGTAACTCCTATGCGTTGATGGAACGTCCCACCTCTATCCTGCTTCAGGGGATTACAAGGGGTGATGAGTCGCTGCGTCGCTCTGCTATGGCTGGCTATCATGCCATCTTTAGTAGCGTGTCGGAAGCGTGGCAGGTGGGACTTACGTCCATGAGGACTGGGGACTCCGTTAACCTAAACGCTAAGTTTGTCATTGAAGATGCCCAGGCCCTTGCTGGTATTGAGCGTCTGAAGATGGCTGCTCAGCCTGGAACTGCCGAAGAACATGCTGCTGGATTCATTGAAGCACTCTATCGATTTACTCATAACCCAATCATTAGTCTTCCTAGTCGGATGATGATTGGCGCTGATGACTTCTTCAAGACCCTTAACGCACGGCAAAAGGTTCAGACCGATGCCATGTTTAAGGCAGTATCGGAAGCCAAGAGTGCCAATGATGTTGAAGGACTGTTCCAAAGCTACCTCAAGGAGTTCTCAAAGAAGATCGATCCTACAACGGGACGCATTCTTGATCCAACACTTCTTGACTATGCCGAACGTGCCACCTTCCAACAGGATCCAGGTTCATTTACCAACAACGTTGCCAATACCTTAAATTCCATCCCCTATGGTGTTGGTCGTATCTTTGTTCCCTTTATTCGGACTCCGGCAAACCTTATTGCTTATGCTAGTCAGCATACCCCTGGCTTGGCTAGGTTTCTAGCCCAATACAAGGAAGCAATTCGCTCTGGAGATGAGCTTCTGATTGCTGAACTTAAGGGACGTGAGGCCATTGGAGCAATGACCATTGGATTGACAGGAATGGCAGCCCTGAATGGTATCATTACTGGCAACGGTCCAATGGATGCAGAAGAGCGGGCGATTTGGTTAAATCGAGGCTATCGTCCACTATCCATCAAGATTGGTGATTCTTGGGTTTCTTATCAACCCTTTGAACCACTATCGACCATCATGGCAACGGTTGCAGACATTGCGATGTTGGCCAACATGGGTGCTGCTGATGCTGCTAAACGAATTGCTGGTCAGGCAGTCTTTGCCCTTGGTGCTGCTGTAACCGAGAAGAGTTATCTTGCTGGCCTTGCAAGTCTGTCGGATATGCTTGATCCACGAAACCTGACTGTTAATGGAGTAACCCAGGGTCTCCTCAACACCACCAACAATCTATTCCCTTATGCTGGAGCACGAAGGATGCTTGCCAATGCCATTGACCCCTACATGAAGGAGGTTGATGGTGAACTCAAGCGAGCCCTAAATGCTGCCCTGCCTGGATACAAGTTGCTTGGTCCTACAAAGGTTGACTTCCTTACTGGTGAAGAGGTTTCCTCCTCTGCTGGTGGTCTTTACAATGCCATCAGTCCCATCCGATACGCAAAGATGGGCGAAGACAAGGTCAAGGACATGCTCGTGGACATCAACTACGAGATGAAGGACGTTGTCAAGACAGGCCCAATGGACGTGGAACTGACTGGTGAGCAGCGTCGGATGCTTTCCCAGGAAATGTACCGCAACGGCGTTCGTAGTCGTCTGGAACGTCTCATGTCGCAGGAGTGGTTCAAGGAGAGCCTTAGTGATTGGAAGGCCCGTGGTCTGTCGTTCTCTTCGGAATCCAATCGGCCTCGCCATTATCAGGCCGTTCAACGAATCATTGAACAATCTAAATCATCCGCATTCCGGACAATGGAACGCACAGATCCAGGATTTGCCGAGATGGTTCGTCAGGCACGTCAGAAGACGGTTAAGTACCGGCGAGGCATCTATGATGAAGTTCAGGCTTTGACCAATTATTCCAAATAACCAATGGCTGTTACCGAAGCTTTTTATACGGGGAATAACAGTACAGTTCTGTTTAACATTCCCTTTTCTTACATTGATGAAGCTGATGTTAAGGTCACTCTTGATGGTGTGGCTACGACAGCGTTTGTCTTTGCAAATGCCAGCACGATTCAATTCAATACGGCTCCTGGATTTGCGGTTCGTATTCGCATTTATAGGCAAACAAATTTAGACACTACTGCTGCTATTTTTTATCCTGGATCTTCTATTAAAGCAGATGATCTCAATGATAATTTTAAGCAGAATCAGTTCACAAATCAAGAAGCTCAAAATAGTCTATCTAATGAAACCTATTTTTATCAACTACTTCAAGATAGGGCTTTAGCGAACAATACTACTCTTCAACCAATCTTTGACAAAGCAATTACTTTGCCAACTGGAAAGTCTTACTTTGTTGAAGCCGTAGTTACGATTGCAAGGCCATTAGCTTCTATGGATGCTCACAACATTCAATTTACATGGCCTACATTTAGTGCAGAACTTTTTGCTGAAGGAGCCAGTCAAACTGGAAGTTTTGAAGCATCGTTTTCCAATACTGCCTTGCGATTTGAAAAATCAATTGTCGGCACTTCTTTGTTTGTTGTTACAGGGCCAACTGTTGCCACAACCAACTCTATTTCTGCCTACTACAAAATAAGTGGGACTACAGGTGGAGCTAATAACATAAATCCAACAGTTCGGTTTACAACTGCTCCAGGTGCAGCTGCTGTTTATTCAGTGTTTGCTGGGTCTTACATTAGGTTTACACGAGTAGAACCACTTACAGGACCCTGGAGTTAAGAGTAAATGGCCAAACCAAAGGGCTCAATGAATAAGGTCGTTCACGTTCCAGGCCCCCCGAAACGAACCAGACAGGGGCAGGGACAACGTTCCTTACCGAACCACGGACGTAAGCAGCTTCGTGGTCAAGGCAAATCCTAACCATTTTATCAACCATGATTACCTTCTTCGGTCTCAAGCTGTCCTATGAGGCAGCCGTCTTTTTTGGACTCTTCGTTGCTTCTGAGCTGATTGGTGTGAGCAAGTATCGCTCCAACAGCATTGTTCAGCTTCTCCTCAAGGTTGTGGAGGCCGTCAAGCCCCATCGTACTGAGGATGACCAGATCAATCGCGTTAAGGACCTCTTTAAGTGACCCACATTCTGCTGCCAGTAGCTCAGTACTACCCTCAAACAGATAGTAATACGGCTCACGCAGACAGAATGTGTTTTTCTAGTACAATGGCGATGGGGGTCAAGTACCTCTGCCCCTCGGCTTTGTACGGATTTAATGCTGATGATCAGTATCTCCAGACCGTTCTTAAGTTTGGAGACACCACAAACTCACAGGCACAGATCAAAGCAGCAGCCAAATACAACGTCAAGGCCACGTTCCTCACCAATGGAAACGTCCAGAGCCTTTACGATCGGCTGTTTGCTGGCATTCCTGTGCCTGTGGGCTTTCTTCATCATGGACCAGCTTCTGCCCCACGAGGCGGTGGGCACTGGATTCTGTTGATTGGAGCCACCGACACCCACGGCATCTTTCATGACCCCTATGGGGAACTTGATAATGTCAATGGTGGGTATCCAAGGCGAGGGGTTGGAGGGAAGTCCGTTAGCTATTCCTGGAAGAACTGGACCAAACGCTGGGCGGTGGATGGTCCCAACACTGGATGGTTCATGGACCTACGACGAATCTAAGACCCCTGAGCAGCTTTTTCTCTCTCTTTTTTCTTTTTGTGGAGCATTCTTGTGACTGCAACAACCTATTCAATTCCAGTTGGTCGGTACTCAGCTGAGCAGGTTTCGGATGGCCTGAGCATTCCTGAGCACGACTACGTTAGCCTGTCCAACTACAGCGGGGCAAACCCTGGCACCATTGTCTTTAAGAATGGTGGTGCTGCTGGTCAAACTGTGGCCACCCTTACCCTTACCTATGATGGTAATGGGAACCTTCTTACTGTTACCAAGAGCTAAGGAATACCTACAATGGCATATAAATTCAACCCGTTTACGGGTAAACTAGAGGAGTACGGACCGGTCCTTACGGGAACTGGTACGGTTTCTGCTGCTGCGGATGGTACTGCTGGGTCTCCTGGCATTGCGTTTGCAAATGACCTTAATACTGGTATCTACCGACCTGGGTCTGACCAACTTGCGGTTGCTACGGCAGGCGTTGGAAGGTTGTTTGTTGATGCGAGTGGGAATGTTGGCGTTGGCACCAGCAGCCCTGCCACAAAATTAGAAGTTGCTGGTGGCACAACGCTGGCAGCTCGATTTACTATTACCGGAAACAACAATCCGTCTGGAGATGGTTTAGTTGCCACTTTTAGTGCGGGAGGGGCAGGAGATCCAGCAACAACCAAAGGAAGCTACATTGAAATTGGCGCCTCGTCCGTTGGTAATGTTTTTCTTGGGTGCGATGGCGGATACCCCGGCAACATTCGACTTAAAACAACTTTTCCCACTGTCAGAGATTTAGTTTATATTGACCCTATTGGCGATATTGCTCTGCTGCCTGCGGGCAATGAAAAAGTTCGCATTACCTCCGCCGGCAACGTAGGCTTGGGGACTAGCAGCCCTCAGCAGTTACTCCACGTACACAATTCGAGCGCGGCCGATGCTCGAATCAAGATTTCTAACGGTACCACTGGATCTGGCCAATACGACGGCTTTGAACTTAGTTGCGGAAGCACTGGCCTAGCCGGAATTATTCAGTGGGAACAGCAGCCAATTTATTTCTACACAAATAACGGAAGTGCGGTAGATCCGCGACTTGCAATAACCGCTGCAGGCAACGTAGGGATTGGCACTACTGCGCCTGCGACTGCGCTACAAGTCGTAGGAACAGCAAGATTTGGTAATGGTATTGGTGGCAGTGTTTCCCTTACTTCTGATTCAAACACAAGTTATTACGACTCCCTGAATAATGCTGCTACCGGATGGCAACCGGGAGTGTTTCGGGGTACAGAACTGCAATTCCACACCAATTCTTCTGGCACGCCATCGCCAAAGGCAACCATCGACAGCTCCGGCCGCCTGCTAGTTGGCACGTCTTCTGCCTCTGGCAATAACACACTCTTTGAATCATCTAGCACGACGGCCAACTCTGCAAACATTGCGCTTGTAAAGCGTAATTCAGGCACTGCAGATCAAGCTGGGCAACAGCTTCACTTCTATAACTTTGGTCCCGGAGGGACAGCAAGAGCTGCAGGCACTGAGGTCGGCAACATTCGTTTCTTTGGCAGTCAGCCAACGTCTGGTTCCGCTCAAGAGATGGCCAACATCCAATGCGTTGCGGATGTTCTGCAAACAGGAGGCAGTACACAGGGTCGCTTGGTGTTTTCCACCAGTGATGCTGCGACGGCTCCTCCGACGGAGAGGATGAGGATTACGAGTGGTGGTGCAGTGGCTATAGGCACGACTTCTCCAGAGACAAGTTACATGCTTACGGTCGCTGGTGATGCGCCCGGCGCTGGAGCAGGCGGAATAGCAGCAAAAGCTGATGGACTTGGTGATGCCAACTTCTTTTCAAGTTCAACTTCAGTTGGATACCATTTCTATGGAATAGGTGCATCTTCAAATGTTTTTTATGTTGAAAACGATGGCGATGTTCGCAATACCAATAACAGCTACGGAGCGGTATCAGACTTAAAGCTCAAGCAAGATCTAGACGATGCAAGCTCGCAATGGGAAGACATAAAAGCTGTTCGCGTTAGAAAGTTTAGATTCAAGTCAAATTCCGACGGCAATTTGCACATTGGGGTTATTGCCCAAGAGTTAGAACTAGTATCACCTGGATTGGTTGATGAAACCATTGACCGCGATGCTGAAGGCGAGGACCTCGGCACCGTCACCAAAAGCGTCAAATACTCTGTGCTTTACATGAAGGCAGTCAAGGCGCTTCAAGAAGCAATGGAGCGCATCGAAACCCTCGAAGCCAAAGTCGCAGCCCTTGAGGCCGCGTAGTCCTACTCACTACTGATCCGTACTAAACTTACACACTCACCCACTAACCATGTCCACCACCGTTTTCACCTGGCACATCGCTCAACTGGAGCGCGAGACCGCTGACGGCTACGTCTTCACGGCTCACTACACCATCGATGCCAACGATGGCACCTACACCGCAGGGGCCTATGGCAGTCTCGGCTTCGAGCGCCCCGAAGAAGATCTGATTCCCTTCGCTGACCTGACCGAAGAGATCGTCATCGGCTGGGTCAAAGAAAAGTTTGGCGAAGAAAAGGTTGCCGAAATCGAGGCCGCCCTTCAAGCCCAGCTGGACGAGCAGCGCCAACCCACAAGGGCCTCCGGGCTTCCCTGGTCTAATTGATGAGGGACTCGTCTTATGGCCGCTCGTGCAACCGAAGAGCAATTTAACGAACTCCACCAACTTGTTACGGACGAGCTGATCTCCAGAATCAAGAGTGGAACTGCTACCACCCAGGATCTTAAGGCTGCTGCCGACTGGTTGTCAAAGAATAACATCACGGGGCTTGCTGTAACGGGCAGCCCCCTTTCGATGCTGTTTGAATCACTTGAATTGGAGATGGAGGATGTCGAACAGGCCATCAGATGAGGACCACAACCAAGAAACCATCCGCAACCTCATTGCTGCTGCGGCCCTTGGGCTGTTCAGTTGGCACATTTTGACCCTCCACAACATTGCCAAGTCCGTTGATGTGCTTGTTAATCGAGCAGATGCCGCCAATCAACGCTTGGAGCGCCTAGAAACCTTTGTATTTATCAACGATGGCGCCAAAAAAGAGTAAATCCGCCCAATACTACGCTGAAAACCCAAAGGCAGCTGCCAAAAAGGCTGCCTATCAGCGCAAACTTAACAAAAAACCCACCGTTAAGAATGCTTCGGAAGAGCGGTGGACCGAACGGAGACGACGTGGCATTGCCGGAAAGGGTGGCCACGACCTTTCTCACACCAAAGATGGCCGTATGGTTCTTGAATCGCCATCCAAAAACCGCGCCCGTAACGGCCACAACGGCAAAGGTACCAAAAAATGAACAAAGGAAACGCCAAGCCCCCTGGTCTCTACGCTAACATCAACAAGCGTCGCAAGGCCGGAACCAGTCGTCCAAAAAGCAAGAGCACGGTGTCTCCAAAGGCATACAGTGCGATGAAAGCAGGGTTCCCCAAGAAGAAGTAAACCACCGTAGTAGGCCTCATGCCTCTCAAAGATCCTTCTGAATACCTCTACTTCCTAAAGGCCATGACCGCAGCCGAAGCAAAGCGCATGTGGAGGACCGCCATCAAAGAACACTGGAACAACCAATGTGTTTATTGTGGCTCGTCTGAGAACTTGACGCTCGATCATGTCCATCCAAAGGCTCATGGAGGCCACGACACCACCCACAATGTCGTGCCCGCCTGCATCAACTGTAACCAATCGAAGGGCTCTAATCATTGGTTAAGTTGGTGGATTGGGCAGGAGTCCTTTGATGCCTCCAACTTTTCTAAGGTCCTGTCTTGGACCACAACCTGATTAACTAAGCAAACATCGCTACTTATCATCATGGCAACTCTTCCTGCTGGCGGTTCCGCCTACGGCTCCATTTCCTCCGCCCCCGGTCAAATCGATCAGCACCAGCTTAACAAAACCATTCAAGCATCTGCCACCACCGTTGCTCTGAATGCCACCGTGTCTGCTGCTACCACTGCTGTGCGTACCGTCCGTAAGGCCGATCGTGTTCCTAGCTCCAACAGCGGAGACAAGACTGGGCGCGTTCGTCGCGTCTAAGAACAACATCTTAAAACGGAGCACCTATCATCATGGCACCAAAGAAAGCAACCAAACA